TCCTTCTTTTAATATATCATGAACCCAAGTTCCTTTTAACTTGTTAAAGTCTTTCCTACAATCATTTTCTGATATTTCCATTGTCGGCATTGGATAGGTCATGGCGACTTTTGCCAGACTTTCCCTTACATCATCTTTCTCGAATGTCTCTTTGATATAAGACCATTCTTTCTCGTCAATGTGAAGATATGGAACTTGATATAGGAACTTGTTAAAGTAAGATAGGTACATTTATACCATAAAGTTTACTTGTTTCTTAAAATCATTCCACTCATTTATTTTCATAGTTCCTCTAAATTTATTGAATCCTCTAAGTACTATTCTAATATTTCCTACAATGTATCCTTCGTTGTTATCAATTCTATCTATTGATGGTGCAAGTGAATGTTGATTAATCCATAAGTACTTTGTATCCATGATGATATTTGAATCATCACATTTACCTTTTTGGTTATACCATATTTCTTGAATATAATCTCGTGTGATTGTAAATTCTTTAGCATTACATTTCTTTTTAGTTTCTTCAATAGAGAATCCTCTTTTTCTATATGATGAATATAACTTACCACCACCCGTACCGGTTTTGGCATTGACGTAGCTATTTTTGAACATTTTTTCTAATTCATCTTTAGTAAGTGGATTCCAATCTCGCATTATTACCCCTCACACTCTTCACAAGGCTCATCATAGTCTTCATGACACCTAAATACCGTATCCTCACAATTTCGTTCTGAAGATATCCCATGTATATTTTTAACTGTTCCTATTAACTCTTCGTAAAGATGCATTATCTCGTTGGATGCTTGGTCTTTATCCACATGAATTAATCTCTCTACTTCTACAATCCTATCGATTATATCTTTTACTGTATATTCCATTTTACTCTCCAAATAGTTCTTTAAATGCCTGATTAGCAGCATTTGATTGTTCTGTTTTAACTTTGACTTCTTCTTTCTTTACTTCTTTGATAGCATAATCACCACGTTTCCAAAAGTCATTTTCAATCTTACTGGCCATCATATCAGCCTGATGTAATATGTAGGCAATATTAGATTTAAGTTGTCTTTCTTTTTGATAAGCAACATAATAACTTTTATTAGCTTCTTCGTACATACCATCTGTCAATCTTAAACCAAGATATTCATTTTCTGTCATGACGACTCCAAAGTGTTGTAGTATCCAACAAGCTCTATCCGTAACCGTCATAAATTGTAGATTGCCATTATGTTTGTATATCAGACCTTGATTCTTTCTATGCCAATCTGAATCGTTTGGTGTGTAGTAGTCCTCGGCTAAATCACCAACCTTACCCAAGTCGTGATGTAGAGCAGAGAATATCAATTCCTCTTTGGTAAAGTTATCAACTATAGCTCCATTTCTATCCCAAAGTTCATATATCTGTTGTGCTAAATCGGTGATATGTAAAACGTGTTCCACGTATCCACCGGCATGAGCATTATGGAAGTGTTCTTTACCACTTGCTGGTGCCATACACATTCGTTCTTCAAAGTAGTCATACATCTCAAGTAACTTCTCCAGCCTTTCGCCAGAGAAGTTGTCGTTGATTATCTGTATGAGTTTATTCCAATTCTCTTGGATTTGTTCTGGTGTTAGTTCTTTCATTATTGCACCTCTTTGAATTTATCGGAAACATCATGTAAACCAAAGTATCTCAAATCAACCAAGTTCCACTCAACATGACTCAAGTTAGGTTCATTCTCTAATTGACTGGTATACAGACTACGTTTGTCGGGATTGAACTCTCCGTCAATCGTAGTGACCATAGCCTTCTTAGACCTACTGACAGCAACCATAGTAACTTTGTCAGCCTTGACTATAGATTGATAACATATAATCTGATTTAAGTCGTTATCTCCATCTGGTTCATTTTTCTTCAACTCAAAAATATGATTTGTGTTGGAATTGTAAATATCCAAATTTTTCTGTAAAACAGGATGATGAGTAATTATATGTTTCTTTGCCCATTGGTAATCACCAACAGGACACTCAAACACTTCACACAACTCCTTGTACATAGGATAAGTAAATGTTTCTGGCCACCTAATCCCATGTAGGATATTTACAATTTGGTTACGTAATTGTTGTTCTGTGGCATCAACAACAGGATATAAATCAGCCCAAGTTTCCAGTATCTTCTTATTCTGTGCCCCTTTAGACTTGAACTCATCTTTAGATGATAACCGTGCAACGGCTTTGGCAACATCAGTTTGTAGGTCTTTATTCCTATCAACAAATATTTTCATCACACCACGGCGTTGTTTAGCACCAGAGTTGATTACAGATATATCATAAGCCCACCCATGCTTCTTGTCACATATCATGATGACGAGATTATCACCAATGTTGCCATTTCTGACACCCGTAGCATTAACACCATAGGATGTTTTAAATGCCCTACGGTCACCATACTTTTGGTCAAATTTTCTTGATTCATCTGTTCCCATAGCAGGTCTTACAAGAGTTTCAATCTTATAATCCTTACCATAGAAATCCATTATACTTTCCCTAAAAAGTCCAGGATTGGCACCGCCACCCTCAGCAGGTATCACAGCACCTTCAAGTTCCACGACAGTTGATTTAAATGCATCACTCTTGTCGAACTCTAAAGTTGCTTTCCAGGGTTTTGAAAACGGTACAGAAAAATATAGATTTAATATATCACAGAATTGTTCAAACCAATTATCTTCTAATCCCTCTGTAGAAAAATACATCGATGTGTATGTCCCCTGTTCACCAACTTTATCTACTGGTAAACCCTTTCCCAAAGCATCATCGTATGTTAAGTAATCTTGATTTATTACAATATCATCAGTTGGATTATAGTTTTGCCAATAATATTCATCCATATCATCTGTCTTGGTAATAACTTCAATACCGCGTTTTGCTAAGCCTCGGTTGTACTTTATACACAACTCATAAAACAACTTCTCTCCAACACTATGAATCCCCCCACCTTCCGATTTCATTCTCTCTTTTAATGTACGAGTAAATTCCCTGGCAACTGTCTCATTAGTCATACCTTTACCGGAACCATCGAATTCTAACCTTTCTAAACGACATACAGTTTTGTTATCTGGATCTAAGGTAAATATCCAATGAGTCTTCAATACCTGATCTTTGTCTAAATGATCTTGATGATGATTAAAGAATACATCTTTCATTGATATCAATAAAGGAACATCGATACTAGCCATAGCTTCTCGTAAGCCCGTATCGAATGCCTCTGGTTTGATAAGCTTTGGTTTATTACGCTTCCTCTCTTCCCCCCGTCTAACTTGTCTGGATTTACCAGTTAATTCCACATGATTATGTGTTGTAGATTGTGATACAGTTGTTTCCATTTTTATTCTCCATGATTTATGTTTTAATATTATATAAATTTACTAATTTTTTTGTAGTTTGTCAAGCGTTTTTTTCCAAGTTTGCAAACTTCTTTGTCTATCTCTGAGCCATAATAATTTCTTCCATTTTCTACACAACATACTGCGGTAGTTCCAATTCCAATAAAAGGATCATAAACAACATCTCCTTCATCAGTATAATTGTCAATACAACGATATATCATTTCTCCTGGAAAATTATAAGAATATCCCATATATGATTTATGTGGGTGGCACCAAGTGTCATATTTAAATAATCTAGTGTTCTTAGACTTATAACCTTTCTTACCATAGGATAAAACAAAAGCATAATTGTACCGATATAAATTTATCAAAGGTGATTTTTTCCATACCTTTTCTGCCAGTAAATCATATCCCAAATTTTTCATTATATCAGTAACAAATTGATGTTTAGGTATTGTTTTTCTCTGAAACCTTCTATTACTAACTACAATCGTCACTACTTTATTTTTTGGTTTTAACTTACTATAAACCTTTTCTTGCCAATCATAATATTTCTTATCATCTTGTATCGGTACATAACCTAATTCATCATAATCAGGTGGCGAAAATAAAACATAATCATATTTTATATCCCGTTTAGTTAAAGTATCTAAACAATCTTCATGAAATATTTCATTCACAGCTTCCTCACTTTGCTTTTATCTAACTTTAGCCTATGTACATATGTTCCTTCTTTT